AGAGGAAAAGCATGTTGCAATCTCCATGCAGGGTGAGCATGTGATGGTTTCCGGCATCCATTCTGTCTTGGAGGAAATGATCTATAACCTGATCGAAAATGCGATCAAATACAACAAAAAGGGCGGTTCTATTTATTGCAGATGCAAGCTTAATATTTCCATTAAATTTCTTTCCCATAATTTTTCCTCCTATTCATTACCAATTGTAAAAACCACTCTATTAGCGCCTTCTGTTGCTTTGTATTCCCATACATTATAAGTAGAAGAACCGGTCCCCACTGCTTTTGAAACTGAAGAACCTTTAACAAACTTTGAAGTAACATCAATATCATACTTACCAGTAAGACCATTTAAAGCCTTTGCTGATGTTATCTTCTTTCCATCGTGGAGTAAAAGACGATAACCAGTAGAAGTAGTCATAGCTGCAAAAGCAACTCCGAATTGAGTTCCATTATCCACAAGAGGTAATTTTGTGCTATCAGCCGTTGCAGTTACAGTAGGAGCAGTGGTATCTGATATAGACGAAGTAACGCCATTAGTATAGATAGGATACCTCGCATAAATGGTTATAATATTTGATGTTGCAGTTCCTGCTGCTATCTTTACAGCAGAATTTGTTCCATCATTTTTCTTTGGAGTATTAGTACTTGCACTATATGCTGCCGTACATTTGTACTGGAAAGCATCTTCAGTAAGAGACGGCTTGTGAGGAGAAGTAATCTCTGAACCATTACAATAGTACTTGACTGCCCCCTTTGTACATCCAGCTACTTGATTATAAGAGTAAGCACTTTCTGCTCCCACAAACTTACCATCAATATAAGTATAAGAAAGTGTAGCAGTAACATTAGCACCAACTTCAACTCTTTGGCCATTGCTTATACCTGTTGCAGTTAGTGTGACAGATGGATATGCACCCACCTTTGCATCAATTGTCTTCATCAATATCTGCTGAAGTATTTCAGAAAGAGATTTACCTTTTAAAAGTTTACTACCATTAGTAAGATTACCCACGGTAACACCCATAACAGTAATATCCTTATCAAGTGATACATTTATAGCATTCTGTGGATTATCTACAGTAGCTTCTTCCCCAGTAGTAAAATGAATATCCTTACCCTCAACCAATTGATTTCCTACCAGAATGTCAACTCTTCCCTGTAAGTCACTAACAGAATTAGTAAGTGTTGCAAGGGTGGAGTTCATATCACTAAAGTCAACTTCCAAATTCTTCGTTCCATCCATAAAGGAGAAGATTAGCTTACCATCGGTGGAAGTAACATTTTTTACATTTCCACCATAAAAAGCCTGCTTTGCTGTATCGCTGGTAGCCACATAGATAGTATGGTCACCTGTACAGAAAATCACCTCTCCTGCAGTCATCCCAGATGTAGGGGCGGCTGCCAATTTTCTAAATTTTAATTTTGTGTTTGCCATATAATTTAATATAAATTAATAAGTTAATTTTCTTCCCAAACAAGATTTAATGTATTAGTGTCAATAGATAAAGAATTCCCTAATTGAATATTAGCATTTTTATTTTTATCTATAGGAAGCATAGTAACATTATCATGTTTTATTATTTTAATACCTTCTATACCAGAAGAAAGACTAGACAATTTCTCTTCTAAACCATCTATTTTTTCTATAGGAATCTTACCTACTTTAATAGTTACAACATCTCCTATACTTTCAGATATTAACTCTTTTTCGTCTACATTATATATTTTTATACCACTACATTTTGTATCTACTTCTTTCTTTAGATTTTTAATCTCATCTTTAATACCTGCTACTTCAACATCTGTAGTTGACATAGGTACCCACTCACCAAAATCATAATACTTTAATAGTGGCTTACTTGGGTTAGAAACATCTAACCATATAACACTTTCATCTTTAGGAGGTAAAGAAGATTTTATTATTTTTCTGATTTGCTCTTCTATAGTAATCATAATTTTAAATCTTTTTTATACCATCTAAGTTCTTTAAAACCAAGCACTTTCTTTCCTTTAGGTAACTTGCCATTCTTTACTAAATTATCAAATTTAGCCCTACTGATATTTAAAAAAGAACATGCTTGGCTTTTACTTAAACCTATGTCTTTCCTTGTAAAGTTTTTAATTTCTTGTATTGCTTTTATTTGTTCTTCTTCTGTAAGGTTAGAGTTGCCTGTATCTATGTCTTTTACTATTTGCAGTAAGAGTTTCTTTATGATTTCTAACATAACTAATTAACATTAAAATTAAAAAAGTACCAAAAACAAACAGCTGCAATTCCAAATATCTAAAATCAGATATAGGTATTCCAATATAACAATCTATAATATTAATAGCCCAATTAATTAATAGATAAAAAAGTGCCATTTTATAGTATTTACAAAATTTAAATACCAAAGAAGATAGATATAATATTAAAAGCAGAATAATAGATATACCACCAATATAATTACATATACATATAGTCAAATTAAAATAACCATGTATTGTATTTGTAAGACTGAGAACAATCAGTAGTAATGGGGAATATTTAATAGAAATTAAAAATACTTTATATAATAATCTATTATTTGCATTTTCCCCTTTTTGAGTTTCCAGTATCCTTTTTGGGTACTCCTGCTTTCCCAACCATAGGTTTTGCTCTTCCTGTTTTTTTCTTTCCCATAATTATTTGTTTTTTTGTATTAGTAAATTAACCTGTTTTGTAAGGGTTTCTATTTGAAGTATTTGATCATTCATAAGTTCTTTCAAATCAAAATTTTCCTTTTTAACTTCAATTATCTGTTTCTCTAATTGGTTATTTCTTTCAAGAATCTCTCCCAATCTTTTATTATTATCATCTGATAATTTAATATAAAAATCTAAAGATTCTTGAAGATTTTTTATATTATCACCTGCAACTTCTTGATTATATTTTCTCCTAGAGAAAAACCAAGTAGTAAAACCAGTAATACAAGAAGTACCAGCAGTGATTAGTAGTGTAGATAAAGGCTCAATCATTGTATTATATGTATAAATTTTTGTTTTTTATTTTTTATATAAGGATTCTTTTCTTCCACTACTACTTCCATTGTATCCCTTTTTTTCTTAAATAAATTTATAAACCAGCATTTAGAAGGGTTTATTATTTCTGTATGTTTGTAAAAAAATAATTCTTTTTCACTAATAAAAGATTGTTCCAATTGTATTATATTAGGATATTCTAGATGTATATTTGTTTTATACCATGTAGAATCAGTAATAACAGTATCCACAACTACTTTCTCTCTAAAAATAGTATCTTTTAAAAATATAGTATCCTTTTTATTAGCTTGTGATAGTAAATAGCCTAGTTCTTTTATATCTTTATCTTTAATTTTTAATTGTTTTCTTGTCTTCTCTAATTCCATAATAATGGAATCATTAGAGTTTCTTAGGTTATCAATAGTAAAAATGTATAAAGAATTTTGATTTAAGGCATTATTATATTCTTTTTCTAATGTAAAATAATTTCTATTTAGAATCTCTATTTTTTCTCTTGCCTCTTTTAGCTCTTTATTTTGAATAATACTTCCCACAATAAAGAATAAAATAAAAAGCATAGATACTATTTCAATCCCTGTTTTAATTTTCATAATAATGAATTTAATAACATAGGGATAGTTTCCTACCCCTATATTTATTATATTTTTTATTAGGTTTTATTTTAATCATTTTTTCTTTTGATTCACTCTTTTATTAGCTATCTCCTTATCAAAAGAAAACTTTTCTTTGTCTAAAGAAAGTTTAGCATCAAATTGCCTTTTTGATTCCTCTAGTCTCTCTTTATCATTTTCATAAGAATGAGATTGAGCATTTATAGTAGCAATTAGAACTTTAGTATCATTATCCCTCTTATTTAATAAATCTGCCTGCTCTAGTTTTGCTTCTTCCAACTGTTGCTGCATTTGAGCAATTTGTTGTTGTGACTCTAGTTGCTGCTGCTGTGCTTGTTGTTGTTGCTCTCTGATTCTCTTCTCATCAGCTTCTATCATTCTTTGCTTTTCAACCACAGAATTAGCACTCCATATCTTCATAGCAGAAGAGAATGACAATGCTTGACTTTGTAAACCAGCTTGTATTATCATAGGGAGATTTGCTTTAAGTTCTTGTGTATTAAGAGAATTATTCACAACTAAACCATAGTCACTTTCAGAAAATTCATCCCCATCAATATCAACAACCATTTGTGCCTGTTCTGGAGTAATGTATTGAAACTTAATATTTCTACCTTTTGATGCTATCTTACATATCTCTAAAAAACATTCTACCACTCTTTTCTTGACATCATCATGAGTCATAAATAGCCACTCTGTGATGTGAGAAGATTGTAATGTAGCTCTCTCTACACCTCCCACAGTTTCTGTTTGAGATATCTGACCCTCTCTCTGTCTTGATATGCCTGCTACTTCTCCCATTTCATTCTTTAAATACTCAAGAATAGAGATATGCTGCTGAATAGATTGTCCTAACTCTGCATCAACAACACCAGAACTAGCATTATTTAAAGAACCAGCTAATTTACCTGTTGCAAGACCCTTATTACCTTCTTTAAAAGAATCTTCTACTGCTATACCAGCTGTTTTTAAAATAGTAAGCCATTTATCTATATTCCATTTATCTGGTACCTTTGCTAAGTCTAGTCTAATAACTTTACCATGATTTCTTGCAATTAAACCATTTAATCTATCGTATATAACATCATACATATAGTTATAAGGCTTCATAATATCTACAAGAGAAAAAGGCTTGTCATCATTAAGATTATATATAGAGCCTATTATACCAAAATGGCATTTTGAAGGATTACTAACTCTATTAAATTGAATAGGACAAGGGCCTAAATCTAAAAAGATATTTTCTCCAACCATAGTACCTTGAAAAGCTTGGTTTATCCACATAGTAGTTTCTGTTTCACCCATATCTTTATTACAAATATAGTCTTCATCATAAAGATTAAAAATCTCTTCTCCAGTCATAGGATCATAAGACTTTACTTTCTTTATCTTTCTTTTTGATTTCCAGAAAACTTGACAAACTCTAACATTACCATTTATATCATAAGGTAATCCATTGTAAGTATCAGTATCAGTAGTAAATAAATCTTGTGGTGTAAGTGGTGTGTCTGTTTTATAAAAACCTAACCTTTCATCAACATTCTCTTTACTACCCCCAAAATGAACACTGCATTGTAATTCCTCTATTCTTTTTATATCTTCTTTTTTAAGAATATCACAGTATGTATCAATTACTCTGCCGGGTGACCAATAATCTTCTATCACTATCATATCGGCATCTTCTATTCTATTGGAGAAACCAGATTGATAGATTCTTACTTTTCTAGGATTTAACTTTATAAGAGTTGGTTCTCCTTGTACTACAGTACATTGATAAATTTCTTCTCCTACTGTCAAAGCATCTACAAAACCATTATTAAACTTTAATCCAAAATTCTGTTCTTTCCAATAATGATTAATAAAGGCATTTGCTTTTACTTCCCTTATATCTTTCCATTTATAATTCATGTAATCAGAGAGTTCTTGAACTCTTTGTTGGTCAACACCTTGTTCTTGTGATGTTTGTATTAATTCTGCTAATCTCCTTTTATACTCTTCCATTTTGTTCCTTTCTATTTCTGAAACTGAGTTGGGATTAGTTATAATTACACTATAGTCAAAAACCCTTTTACCTTCCTCACCCCTAAGTATCTGTATCTTAGTATTCATTATAGGAAAGTGTTGTATTGCTTTAGGAATAAAAGCACCTTGCATATTGAAAGGATTAAGTATCAGACTTAAATCTTCCATGTGTAGTTTACCATTTAAGAGGTCATAGTTTATTTGTTTGTGTGCTACAGACCTTCTTATAGGAGAAGAAGTCATTATATTTCTACTTGCTCCCCAGTAAACACATTGTGCTCTCCATTTACTTCCTTTTTGACTAAAGGGCAGTAATTGTTTAGGGAAACTGCCACCCAATTCTGATATATCGAATTGCATAATATATTTACTTCTTTAATCTACTATAGTAAGCAAATATACAAAAAATAATACATTTATACAATAGCATAAATGTATTATTAATTGTTGCTTAATCAAATTTTAAATTTAATCAGACTGTCTATATAAAGAATTAAAAAATGGGTCATCTCCTAAATCATTATCTTGAGATAAAAATCTACTAGATATAGCAGACTTAGAATCTCCACCATACAGTATCAAATATTCTTCTCTATATAGCATCACCATACCAAGTGCCCTTATTCTATCAAAGTTACCATTAGCGTTAAATAGTATAGCTTCTTTAATAAGTGCTCTATTTCTTATATTATAAAGATTAAAAGTAGATGTTTCAACAACATTTTCTATCATTACCCCATCTTTTTCTTCTGTCACTTTTGTCTGACTTACTATAGGTTTTAACATCCAATCCCTAATAAGGGAATTAGCATAGTTATTAATAGGGAGAGTGGCAGAAACACCTTTTCCTTTATTTCCTACACCAATAGAAGCTACTAGACTTCTTTCTTTTAGATATTCTGGGGTATCAGCAAGCAGATAAGAACAATGCATCATTTCAAAATAAGAATATAAACCTTTCTTATTAGATTCAAACAAACACTTTGCATTATAGAAAATACATAACTTCCTAACAATCTCAAAGTTATCATTAGCTAAAGGTTGCCTACCTGTATATTCTGCTACTATTTGGTCTGTAAATAAATCAAAAACAAAAGTAGAAGTTAAAGACATAGTGTCTGAAGAATCATCATCTACAGGGTCATGCCCTATTATATATCTACCATAAGTTGGTTTACCTGAACTATCTTTAACTGGTAATTCATAAAATTCTATAGCTCCTAACTGCTTATTATCTTTAGTAGGGAAATCTCTAATTGGTGTATCAGTAGTGGGAACAAATTTCACCCCTTCTCCATCAGAAACTAAAGTTCCTATAAGAACATCATCATAGAATCTTTGGTTATTATCTATTTGATTAAGTCTTGCATTTAATTCAGTTACAGGAAAATAATTTCCTGTAGTTCTAACAATAGCTTCTTGTGGAGTAATAGGTATTTCTGCAATTCTTTTTGTTACTGCATTTACATCAGAAGAGTTGTACTTTACAGTATATCTATCTATAAGGATATTTAAAAGTGCTCTGGTTACATCTGAATTACCATTTTCATCATAGCAATTAGCCATATTAATATAACCCGGAAAAAAGAAAGTAAATTCTTTCCTACCTTGACCTTCCTTATCATAAACATTTGATAATGATAGTATATTATATCCTCTAGGATTGTACATCATTTCTTGCATTGCAGCAAAATCTGAAGACTCATCACCAGCAGTACCATAAAAGAATATTTGACCAAAGACATTATCCCCATCTTCAACACTAGGTCTAATGTTAGAATAAAGATTAAGAAGTCTAGGGAAGGTCCCGGCCTCCTCGATCAAGTAGAGAACACCTCTAGAACCTCTTAGTTTTGATTCATCATCTTTTGATGTTATACCTATTACAGAATTTAATGTACCTTTATTAGCATCAGTATCAAGGTCTTTGTATCCCATTACCCATTGT